TGTCTGGGTTAGGCAGCGTTTCAGCTATTAAGGGTTGCCCCACAGCGACCAGACATCGTATTTACCAGTAGAGGTGCGGGTAAAGGCCGCTCTCTCTGATGTGTGTGACCAGGGAGCGGCAGTGAGACTTACGGGGCCAGTAGTGAAATTGGAGATGAGTGTAGTCCGGGAAATCACGCATGAGCTCGTAAGGGAGTCCCGAATCTGCGACGCGACGGCGAAACTCTATCATCTCGTAATCGTTCTTGAGATCGAAGTTCTCCAAGACCTCTATCGACTCGGGATGCTGTTTGCAAACCTCATCATGCATGTGTTTGAGGAAAGCGAACGCACTAGCGTTGATGCCTGCAGTGTCGATAGCGAGGCCACGGAGCTTCATGATGTAGGATGCCCAGGTAGAACCATTAACAGTCGTTGAGGCTCGAGTCCAATAATCATGGGACGTGCGATAGGCGGCTACAGAATGCTCATACAAAGTTGGATCGATCTTTAAGAAATCCTCGGAGGCCATGATGTGCACGAAGCGACGCTGAAGGAACTTCGGCCCAGGGCGGACGATCGTACCATGCTGGTTGACAACCGTCAGAAGTGGGTCTTTCTCGAACTCGGGCAGGAAGACGGCACAATCGCTCATCTTGAGTCGAAGGCCAAGGATGGTTGATAGAAAGTCGTTAAGCGCGGTCGGCTTATCCCAAGGAACACGGTCCGCCCACTCCTTGCCAACAACGTAGCGGTAGGCATACTCCGGGAAATAACCGAGCGTGTCATCGCCATAAAACCAGGCCGGCATAGGCCAAAGGGTCCTCCAATGCTGAGCCTCGGCGTGAGCGCCCCGCTTAAGGAGGTCGCTATAAACGTACTGGAACCAGTACTGCATAGCCATAATGCAGTAGGTAGTATCACCCCAGGAAGTGAGGAACATCCCGCTAAACATCATCCCTATGATCATGCGCTGCTCACCGGGAAAAAGATGGAGTATTTTTGTGGCCAAACCGTCGGCACTGTACTCAGCAAGGAAGAGAGCAATGTCATTATCGGTGCCATTCTCATTGTCATAGTAGAACTGGGTGGCCATGGAAATCAACACGAGGACATTAGCCTTGAGTGAGAAATCCAACTTCTCAAAATCGGCCTCGAATGCAAACCAATCGAACCTCGGACCACAAGATGCCTTGTCTCGACGCTCATACTGCTTGAGGTGGGCCCACAG